TTTAATAGTTTTTTTCCAACCAGCTACTCCATTATGATAAATGTCGTCAAGTTGATCTTCTATTGTGGGATATTCTTTTTTTCTATCTCTTTGATATTGGTTATTATCATATTCAGTTTGCAATTCTGCTTGTTTATCTAAAATTTGTTCTTTTGTAATATCTGTTGGATTACCATCACTCCATTTAATTCTATCTATATCATTATCTAATACAGTTACTTGTGCATCAGGTTTTATTTTTAATATACTCTCAATAATAGTTATCATGCACTTATCTCCAAAGCAGTTATATTTGATTTAACATTTTGATACATAGCCGCACCACTTCCACCATTTACTCTTCTTTGAAATTCATAAGTTATAGCTGATGTTGTTGATGGTGAATCTAAAGCATGAATCATAACATTAGATATATTTACAGAATCTCCTCTAAAATGAGAAAGACCCATAGAACTATCGCCAATGTTAGTATCTGAACCACCACTTATTTGTCTTTCAATAGTAAAATAAACAAAATGTCCGTTTGTATCTATTAGTCCTGTTGTATGTGCCATAATTAAAATTTTTGATGATGAAGATGATGGTGTGATAGTTACATTTAAACCTGTATCTGTAAAAGATGTTTCTGAACCTTGGGATGCAGTTGAACTTGTGCCTGTAACAGCTTGTAAAACTTTACCACCACCAGCATCAGCAAATTCTGCTTGTCCTACTGCTGTTGAACCACTTCCAGTTATGCTTTTTATTTTTATAAATTTATCTGCCGCAATTTGGTTATCAGGTAATTTTATTGTATAAGATTGACCTGAACTATGAGGTGGGCTTTGTAAAATAACACCATGACTATTTACATGACAATTTAATTGTATCTTACCCTCAACAGAACTGCCATCTCCTTTAGCTTCAAAACTTGGTAATGAGGAAGTTGATATTGCATTTATTTTATCTCTTGTTACTGCATCGTTTTGTATTTTAGCTTCTATAACTGAATTTGTTTGTAATTTAGATGCAGATATAGTATTATCGCTTGGAGTTCCTATTGAAAGCACATCACCTAAAACTAAAATAAAATTTATAACATCACCTGTACTTAAAGCTGATGCAAACGTAATTGTAGAACCTGAAACTGTAAATGAATCTGTTGGTGCTTGGATTACTCCGTTAAGTGAAACAATAAATTGGTTTACATTATCGTAATTTGTAAAATTAGAACTACCACTTTGCATAGTGTAAGCCGATTGACCATTGACTACACTTATAGCATCTAGTTTTACAAAGTTTCCGAAAGCTGGTTGTTTTCCAATATATCTTGTCATTTATCTATTTCTCCCAAATTTTTTTTTGTTCATTCCAACTATAAAAATCTCCTAAAGGTGTTTCTCCATCTTTTTGAGTCAAACCATCATCATAAGTTTCAGGTGGATCTCCTATTGGTGATTCCCATATATACTCAGGTTTTTTTAAAACCCAAGATGGATAAGGTTGAGGTGGAATAAAAACATCTTCGCTTAAAATATATTTAAAACCTTTACCAGCAAAATTTGCTCTTGTTCCATCATCAAAAGTTTGCACCCATCTTTGGTTATTATCTTTATATAAATCTTTTAAAAAATTGATACCATCTTCTTCTGTTTTAGCAATTTCGTCATTTACTAATACCACTTCTAAAACAATATTATTTTCATCTATTTTTGCAAAACTTGCCATTATCCTGTTACACTCCCACTTGAATTAAAAACTAAAACTTTATCTGTACCATCTGTTGTAACTGTTGGCGATCCTGATGTTGTTCCTGAATAATTGGCAGTTGGTATTCTTAAAATAACAACTCCTGAACCACCAGAACCAGGTGTTTTTGTATTATCAGATGTGCCATCGCCACCATTTCCTGTGTTAGCACTTGCATCAGACGCACTAGTGCTTCTTGAACCGATTCCACCTACACTTCTCGTTACTGACGAACCTGTAATTGAAGAACCTAAACCATTTCCACCAGCGACATTTGTAGATAACGCATTATTACCAGCAGATCCAGCACCGCCACCGCTTCCAGCAGAGTTTGCATCTGTTGGCGATGAACCACCATCAAAACCTTGTCCAGCAGTACCATTTCCCCCTGTTGCCGATGTATATTGAACTCCGTCAGATGCACCTCCACCTGACCCACCATCACCAGCAGAATTACCAGCAGTAGCATTACCACCCATACCAAATCCACCACCTATTGAAACAATATTTACTCCAGCGCCTACAATAGAACTATTTGACCCATTTGTACCACTTAAGCCATTACCTGAACCTTTTGCTCCACCACTACCAATAGTGATGGTATAAACTTGACCTGGTTGTAATCCTATTTGTGTTTCAACTGTACTATTACGACCTGATACTTCACTAGCATAAGAATTTCTATATCCACCAGCTCCTCCCCCACCAGCATAATATCCACCTGTATATCCAAAACCACCACCACCACCACCAGCTACACATAAAAAACCTGATATTGCATAAGCTGGGTCAGTTTCATAAGTAACATCATCATCAACTTCAGGAATCCAACCTTGCGTAGTGTCAATATAAACACAACTAATTGATTGACCATCTGTATTGTATTCAGGTTGTTTGGAAGTTGAACCTTGAAAATTTTTAGAATTTTGATTTATAATAATTTTATTTGTTCCAAATGTTCTTGCATAATCCATAAAAATAATTTGATCACCTACACTTGGATTTGATGGCATAGTAATTGTGCAAGTATTTGATGTTGTGTTTATTGGGTAAGCTTTATTTGATTCAGCATTAAGAGTTGAAGCAGTTACTACTGATTGCCAAGCAACACCACCTACACCACTTGGTAATGCTGTAACACTAGTTAATGAGTTATTATTTAATTTAATTATAGCCATATTATTTCCATCCTAAACTTGTTGCTTTAACACTCGTTGATTTAACACCGTTTGCTTGATTCAAAGTTTCAATTTTATATACCATATTTGAACCACTTGGTTGAGAAGAAATATCTAAATCGTGGAAAGCTAAAATTTTTGTATTTGTTGCATAAGTTCCTTCATCTACTAAAGTTCCTTGTGTAAATGTGCTTCCATTATCTCTTGATACATAAGCTTTGATGTCAGTATTAATAGTTGCAGTTCCAGTTTCATTTTCCATTAACATTACAAAATCAGATTTTGTTGGAACTGATTGTGCAGTAACAGAATTTGATATTGCAGTCATATTAGAAACTGATGGATTGGTTAATCTTCTTAAAATTACAACACCATGACCACCTCTACCAACAGGAGCTCCACTTCCTCCAGACACATAACTAGCTCCTCCTCCGCCACCAGTTCCATCTGTTCCATCTGCGTGTCCTCCTCCACCGAGTCCACCTTTACCTCCACCATGAGAGGCTGTACTTCCGTTAGGTGTGTGTGCACCTCCACCTCCACCAGCATATCCAACTGATGTTCCAGTAATATCTATATTTAATCCTACTCCTCCTGTACCACCATATCCTCCTGATCCAGTTTGTCCGTTTCCTCCAGTTCCACCAGCACCACCGCCGCCACCTCCAGCTTGTGTGCTATCAGTTCCAGTATCGGTTCCAGCGCTTCCACCATTGTATCCTTGATTAGCAGTTCCAGTTCCTACATTACTTCCTCCACTTGGGTCTCCTTGACCACCACCTGAACCACCGTTATCTAATGTGTGTGCTGAATATTCATATCCATTTCCAACACCACCTCCAGCACTTACAATGTCAGTAATGTCTGATCCTGAAATTGAACTATCAGCACCTTTTGAACCATGATGTTGTGACCATGCAGTAGGTGCAGCTCCACCAGCTCCAACAGTTATTGTGTAAGTTGTTCCAGAACCTAAATTCAAATCTGATTCTACAGATGCTCCACCACCAGATACGGAGCCATAAGAAGTTCGTAAACCTCCCGCACCTCCTCCACCTCCTGATTCAGCAAATCCACCTGGCCCTCCTCCAGCAACAACAAGAAAGTCAACTGCTTGTGCTGAGTCTTGACTATAAGAACCAGTTGCAGATGTATCTGTCCATCTGTACCAAGAGTAAGCTCCATCTGTTCCTGTTGTGTCAGCGTCATGGGTAACATTTGGCGAAACTCCACCAGAAACTTTACCACCATTTACGTTTGCATTTGTAGAAGATGAACTATTAATTCCAGTGCCATCTGTAAATTCGTCTATTGATTGGTCTTGAAGATTGTATGTAGCAAGTGAACCTACACTTGCAGTTTTAAATCCTAACAAAGCAAGATTAGTTTGTATTTTATTATCGTCAAAAGATTGTGCGTGTTGAGATACACTAGAGTTACTTATTCTTGCATCTGCAAAAGTTCCTGATGTGATCTTACTTGTTGGAAGATCAGGAACATCATTAACAGATATTGGAACATCTGATGGTTTTTTTCCAATGTAACTTGTCATTAAGATACCTGTGTTAATAATTGTAATGCAACTGTAAGATTACCTGAAGAATCATCTGATTGTGCTTGTATTTTATCAGAACTATTCAAAACGATTTTAGGTATTTCTAATGAAGAGCCACTTGGTAAAGGAACTGTGTTTAAAATCGTAAAAGCAGTTGATGAACCATTATCAAATTTTTTAAGAGTAACATTGATTGATGTTCCCCCAGTATTACATAATGTTCCAGCAATTACTAAAGATTTTGAACTAGCAGTTACTATATCCGTTAAACTATTATTAGATATTGCTACTGTTGCGTCATCAAAATTATTTGCCATATTTTAACTCCCCAATGCGACCGCAAAAGGAATAGCATTTGGGTCGGCTTCTGTTATTGTTCCTGTTACGGACATATTACTTGTTATTGCATTTGATGAAATATTAACTTGTAATAATTCAACATTATCAGTTCCGTCATTCATCATAAGTTTTAGGACACCTGAAGAACTTGAATCAATCCATAAACTTCCTTGTGCCACAGAACCCGGAGCTGAAGTTCCTAAATGTTGTGAATTGATTGCCGCTAAAATATTATTCAATTCAGTTCTGAAACTTGCAAATCCTTGGTTATCTAATGTTACATCCGAAACTTGGCTCATATCTTTTTATACCTTCTTTTTATGTACTTGACAAGCCGTGTCCTATGGCTTGAAAATCAAAAACTCTACTAATACCCACATTACTACTATTAAAAAATTGAATTGTAAAACCATTTTTTGACTTACTTGTAAGCGAAAAATAATCGCCTGTTTGTAGTCCTTGTCCTGCTATACCAATTGAAGGTGTAGCAAAAAATCCATTTGTAAAATTAATAGTTGTGCCTGATGCTAAAGAGGTAATATCCTCACCTGATTCTGTTCTTTTTTCAAAATTAACAGTAAATTTTAAATCATGTACTTTTGCTCTAACTTTATTATCTTCACTTGTTATCTTACATCTAAATTTAAAATATCTTCCTTTGATTGTACTTTGTTGGGCAATCTTTTGAAATGTAGTTACATCTCCAAGACTTGTTGTACTTGCTCCAACTTGTACTTCTGCTCCACATTGTATTTCTGAAGAACCATCATAAGGCCCTTTCGCATCGTCATGTAAAATAGCTCCCCTTCCGCTATCATGTAAATCATATTCATCTTCAGCGCTCATCCCAACAATACCGCCTAAAGTAACATCATAAATAGCATCAAAAGTAAGTGTATTAGCAAATGTATAAAAACCTGAACTTTGAATATTCCCTTCAAAGTTTGTTGGATTAGATGTTTCATCAGTTCCCCCCAAATCAAATAATCCTTCAGCAGATTCAAAATTTCCAATAGTTGAATCAAATCTAGTTATTGTATCTAGAATTAATACTTTTCTATTAGCATTATCAGTTGATATTGCTACATTTGAATCTCTTGTTCCTAAAAAATCTGCCATTATTCACTTATTGTTTGAGTTCTTACAAAATTTGCTTGACCACTAATATTAGTTGATACAAACGAAGCATTTGCACTTGTATTACCTAATTTATCTACTGCTTTAACACAAAAAGTTCCTGTTTGAAAGTTTACAACTAAACTATTTGATTTTCTTCTAACAACTTTTGCTAAAGGTGTGCTTTCATTCCAAGTAGCTCCACTCGTAACATTCTGAAATCTTATTTCATACCAAGATATATCAAGATCTAGAACTGGAGTCCAAGATAGTTCCATTTGATTAGATCCTACTAATGATACTGATAGATCTGTTACATCACTAGGAATTTCAGTAGCTCCTATAATTTTTCTACTTGCTGAAGTATATGTACTTGATACTCCAAAACTATTGATAGCTTTAACACGAACATTATAAGTTATGTCATCTACAACATTTATAAATTCGTGATTTAATTGTGTTCCGCTAGATATAATTTTAAAATCTGATTCTGTCGCTTTTTTTGCTTCCACTTGATAATATTGAACAAACTGATCTGTTGATGCTCCAATTAATATATTTAATCTAGTTAATACAACTCCATCAGCATATTCTATTAATTCATCTGAAAGAGTTACAGAAGCTGGTGGTTGTATTGTAAAAGGATCAGGAAGAGTTGTAGCTGGTGTTGAAGCCACTTGTCCTTTTGTAGCAAATGTATAAAAACTATCTTGATGTTCTACTAATGATAAAGTGATTGTATAATCTGCATTAAAAACCATTTCTATTACTCTAAATGCTTTAGCACTAAATCCTAATGAAGATAATGTTATATTTACAATATCCCCAATATGTAGTTTATAAGCATTGAATCCAGCAGTGATATTTAATCCTAAACTTTCTCTAGATCTTCTTAATATAATTTCTGCCATTTCTTCAGCTTGATAAGGACTTGTAATAGTTGCAAAATCAAATCTTCCTTCAAGCAAAAATCCACCATCAGCAGTTTTCATAGTTGCGTGTTGATCTGCACTAGGTAAACTAGAATCATCAGTTGGCGGAAAAGTAATTTGATCGGCTTGAAAATTACGATCAGGATTTATAAATGTTGCTATCACTCTATTGAATTTAGAATTTTTTGTAGGTGATGCTAAAGTAAATCCATTTAATATATCGTCCTCTGTTAAAGATACTGAAGCTGATCCGGTTGTTTCTATAACTAATCTATATTTACCTTGAACATAAGGAAGATAACCTCTGCATCCTCTTAATAGTTCTCTTACATTATCAATAACTTTTTTTGATGTATCTAAAACCGCATTTGTATCAAATATGTTTATATCACTTCCACTGCTGAAAGGTGTTACTTGAGTTATACATATTTGTGATGCATCCCTAAATGATTGTAAATCAATATTAGATGTTGCTATTCCTTTTCCATATCTTTCATTTCTTAAATAATCTAATAAACAAAATGCTGGATTAGTTGAAAATGTCGGAGAAGATTCATTTAGACTAGAATCTAGAGTTACTACTTTTCTTCCTTTTATTTTAGCAGTTACATTTGGAATCCCACCAAACACATCCGAGTTCCATTTGAACTTTAAAGCAAGATAACATATTCCGGACAATTTATGATTAGTTCCCCAAGATGATAATGTAGATAAAAGAGAAGATGCAGATTGACCATCAGCTCCAAAATGTGGCTCTATTGTTATGTAGGATTGAGCATCTTTATAAAAATTAGAATCTGAACTTGCAACAGATCTTTGAACATTATCAGATAGAGCTCCATCAAAAGTTACTACTTTTTCATCAACTCTTATTTCTTCAATAGAATTTATTTCTCCTTCCGATAATACAAGAGCAACATATAAAAATTCATTATCCGTTCCTGATGTTTGAATGAATACTCTCGTTCCACCTATTAATCGTTCTCCATAAACAACAGGAATTGAAGCATTATTAGATTGTTTATTAACTAATATACCTCGTTCTGTTTCTTCAAAATCATTTGTTCCAAAATCAGGTACTTCAGGTTTTCTAGATCTTAAAAATAACCATCCTATCGCTAACACTCCAATAGCAACAAAAGGATTTATATTACCTAAAAATTTTCCTATTCGTACCGCTTTAAAAACCTTTGTAACCGGCTCAACAACTTTACTAACTGCACCACCCATCTAATTATGAAACTCCCTTTTGTATTTTTTTGAGACTCTATAAACCTTATCTTTAGAATCTAATCTTAACCAGTTAATAGATTCATTTGTTTTTAATTTTTTCTTAAAATAATTATAAACCCAAGACATCACTTCTTTTGGTTTTCTAGAAATAATTATGTCATATAACCATAAGTTAGATCCATTATTCCATTCGTTTTTATATATCTTTGAATATTGTTGATATGTTTGTTCTGTTGATTTATTTAGATATGCCCAATTTATAAATCCATATACTCCATCTTCATCTTCAAATATTTTAAATTGATTTAATTGTATGGAAGGAATGACGTGATAATATAATTCGTGATAAGTATTATTTTGATATTTTGGAAACATTCTATAAAGATTTATAATTTTATTTATATCCATTATGCTCTGCCCCATTTAATATCTAGAACTGTTTGACTAGCATAATCCATTCCAACATCAGTATTGAAGAATCTTTGTTGTGAATTATTATTTGTTTGCCTTCCTGATTTCTTTTCAAAATCTGCCCAATGAGATACTATTGTTAAATTAACACTAGATTCTGTTTCAGATTCATCTATTTGAAATGTATCTATATTGCCTGAATATAATAAAATAGGATCTGCTATTAAAGCATTATTGGAATCTAATAATCCTCTAAATATATCAACTGAATCATTAACTACATTCTCATTAAGAACTGTTGATATAAATGTTTGATCTGCACCTGATAAAGTAAGATTTAAAGATGATTTTGTTACATCTGTTTGTTCCGTAAATGATGGAATTGAAACTAAAAATGATGAAGATAAATAAGTTTTACTAGATCCTGATACAGAAGAAGTTAAATCAAAAGCATTATCAGTTATATTTACAGGTGTTCCAAACCCAATAGATATAAGATGGACAGGTCTAATATCATTTGTCGCTAGTTGGTTTTGTACTGCCGTCGTTAATGTTCTTGCCATATTCTTCGTAAGTTGTTCTGTTTATCTTTTCACTTCCTTTTATCATTTTATATTCAAAAGTACCATCTGGCGAGTGTTTTTTTTCTACTTCATTTGTTGTAAGATTATCATCATCTACAATCTTTTCTGCGATCACATCTACATTGATCCAATGTTTAATCAGATATTTTGGCATTAAATTGTTTCTTCTACATCAAACTCAAATTGATATAATAAATCTCCATCTTTAGTTGCTCCAACAACTCCAAACTCTTGAACATCATTTGTTAAATGAACTGTAAAATTTATATTATTATATGTTACTACTGCATCATCAGCTAAAGCAGATCTTAAAGGTGGCTCTATCGTAACTGTGGCTGCATTTGAAGAACTCGTTACATCTTCTACAACCATATAGACTTTTGTTTGTCCAGCAAAAGTAATCATATCTCCAGCACGAAATCTATTTGCCGTATCAGCTCCAAATCCATCAAGAGCTATTGTTGTATCTCCAGCAGTATGAGATCCATTTACTGATACTGTTGATGATTCTACACCTCTAATACTTTTTAATTCAGGTGGAGAGATCGTAAAATTTTCTTTTGAAGATCTTTGTTTCATAATAAAAGCCATAAGTTCTCCATAAATATCAGATCTTTTTCCTACTATTATTTTAATTGTAAATCTAAATCTTTGATTATCTATTTGTCTTGAAAGTTTCTTTCCTGAAATAGATTTAGAAATAATTGTATTTTGGATTGATGATAATCCTAATGTTTCAAAATTTGCTGATGAAGGGAAAGCTCCAGCCATTATACTAATTCACCCCTTCCTCTTTCAGTAAGAGCATTATTAATAATAGCAGTTATCGTTCCTCTATTTTCAACTAGAGCTTCATCAAATCCTCTTGAATCTATTGTATTAATATTAAAATTCACTACTGCTGATCTTCCTTGTGTTCCTCTTGCATTTTGAGTTATTTGTCCTGAACTATTTGGAAAGAATAATTCAGGTCCTCTCTCTCCAACTATTGTAGGCATACCTTTCATAACAGATCCGCCTTGTGCATTACCACCTAAAAAAGATAATCCTAAATCAATAAGTCCATGTATATTTCTTCCTTTTGACATTTTATTTTGTTTATCTTTTTCAGCCGTTATTTGTTGTTCTATACCTAATTTGACTAAAAGATTCGCAATAGCAGTTTGTTCAAGAACAACTTGTACAGCTATTTTAGCGGCGATCTCAATAAGTGTAGATAATATTTTAATTAATATTTGATCTGCTAAAGCTTGGAATGTTCCTTTAAGATCTTTTCCTGTAACTATATTTTCTGCTAATCCTTGCGACATTCCCTTGATTCCCATTTCAATTATTTCAAAAGCTTGTTTTGATAATGTCGTTAGATCTTTCAAAGATTTATTATTTAGATCTTCTAATTCTTTTCTAAATGGAGATATATTTCTTTTCAGTTTTGCCGCTTCAGCATTTGCTTCAGCAATCTTTTCACCAAACTCAACTGTTGCTATTGTATTCTTTTCTATATTTGTTCTTACATCATCAAAGAAACCTCTTATGTTTTTAGTTGATTCTTCTACTTTTTCTAAAGATCCAAAACTTAGATCTATATCAACTCCCATTTTTTGAAGTAATTTTTTAACTTGATTTATAATAAGTCCAAGAGCTAAAACTAAAACTCTTCCTTTAGTTCCTAAAGTTAAGAAACCTAGAATACCTAATTCTCTTACGACAGGCGGAAGGAAATTTATTATATCTACAACTCCAGCAATACCAGCAATAATAGTTTTGAATACTACTTTTGTTGCATTTAATAATCCTACAAATCCAACGATAGCTTCTTCTATAAATACTACAAGACCTTTACCTAATCTATTTGCAAAATCATTTAATTGTTTTTGATTCTTAATTAATAATTCATTTACTGTAATTAAACCACCTTTTATAAAATCAAAAAATCCAGCTTGATTTGTTCCTAATTGAAATTGGAATATTTTATCTTGGATCATAGATAAAGTTCCGTCAAAAGTAGTTCCTAAAAATTTCGCCGCTTCTCCAAACTTTCCATTCGGCCCAAATACTTCATCTAATCTTTTCTTTGTTTCCTCTAATGATACTGCAGTTCCGGATGTAAAACCTAACATTTCTCTTACACCTCGTTCTCTAAATATTTCTGCTGATGCTATTCCGGCTGATAATGATCTTTGTATTTGTTCTGCAGTAATTCTAAAATCTAATCCTGTGACGGCGGCGATATTACCTACAAGCTCTAGATTTTTTCCTAACTCATCTGCATCTTTTGAAACAACGGCTAGATTCCCTGAAGCTTGTGCAATCTCTTGAAGTGTAAAAGGAACTTTACCAGCGAACTTAACGAGAGTATCAAATGCTTTTGCTCCTTCACTAGCAGATCCAAATAATAGTAAGAATCTTAATCTTAATTGTTCTACTTCTCTCCCAACATTAATAAATGATCTAATTGCTACACCAGCTCCGATTCCTAATATTGCTGATTGAACAGAAAAGATTGAAGTTCGTAATCTTGATAATCCGGCTCTTACTCCAGCTAGAGCTTGTTTTGTTTTATCTTTTGCTAATATATTTAAAACTAAATTTTGAGCCATATTTATCTCATTGGTTTTTTTCTATCATATTCATCTTTTTCTAACATTAAAAATCCAATCCACAAGTTATATTCTACTTCGGTCATATCTAATACTTGCTTCAAGGTTATTTTTAACCTATCCGCTAGTATTAGCATATTTCTTAATTCAGGTGTAGTGTTTAGTTTTTTTTTGACTCGTAAGCAGTTGGAGCTTGTACCATAGCTGCGGAAATCTTCGCAAGTACATCAGAATCTACTTTATTCATAATATCTAATTTATCTGTTGTAGCGAATAATTTATTTCCATCTTTATCTAAAGCTTTCATAATTACAATATCAGCTAATAGTCCAACATCATTTAGACTATCAGATCTGCTAAATAATTTTTTCTTTTCTGCTAATGTAATTGGATTCCAATAGATGATACTAGGTTTACCTTCATCATCCTTCCATTCTTCAATCTCAATAGATTGTACTCCTAAACTCTCAAAATGAGATTTAGCTCTATCAATTATTGACATAAATTATTATTCTGTTCCAATCGTTAAAGCACCAGTGCCTTGAAAAGTAACTGATCTAGCAACAACTCCATCTAAAGGTTGATTAACTGACATTCCTGTAACTATACCAGCTCCTTCAAATTTTCTGTCACCAGCAGAACTTCCTTCAGGTAATAATTTAAAAGTTAAAGATGCACCTGATACTAATTGTGTTTGACCACTATCAGTTTCGTCAAAATGCATTTCTAAAGTTCCTGAAAATGATGTTCTTCCAGCTATAAAAGATTTCGCCGCATCTTCCATTTTAGTTGACTCAACAACATCCCCTGTTGTTTCTAAAGTGAAAGAAGTTAATTCTCCTACTGCTGTTCCACCGATAGCAACTTGTCCTTCTTTTCCGTGATGTACTGCCATTTTATTCTCCTATTAAATTGTTTTACTCTTTTTCTTCGTCATCGTCAAATTCTTCTTCATCATCCCAATCGTCTGATTCTGATTCTTCAACGACTTCTTCTTTCATTTCGTTTAACATATCTTTGACTTCTTCGCAAAGCATACTTTCTTTGTCGTGAAGTTGTTCTATTTTATCTATCTTTTTTTCTATCTTTTCTATGATTTTATCTTTGTTTGCCATTTTATCCTCTCTTATTACGGTGTTCCTGATTGAAATACATACATACATCTAATTGTCATTCTTATGCCACCAATCGGAAATAAAGTTCCTTCATCAGTTTCAACACTAACAACTTCAGTATCTAATGCATTGTTAGATCTAGTAATATCATTTTCTAGCTCGGATTCAATACTACTGATTAATTGATTTCTTAATGTGTCAATATTAGACTCTGCTCCCTTTACAAATCCACTAATAACAAAATCAATTGTACCTTGTCTTGTTTTAGCTCCATCACCCATTTCAATATCCTCACGAGTTTCTTCGCTTGTTTGAACTATAACTGCTGGATATTGTTTATCTGATAATTCATCAATATCAAAAGGTTGTCTAGTAACCTTTTTAATTGAAGGACTTGTAATACCACTTATTGTTGAAGCTATATTAGAAGCTATATTCTCTCGTACACTCATATTCTCATTTTCCTAATTTCTTTTTCCATAAATCTTACGAATTGTTTCTGTATAATCTTTTCTGTTCTATCATTAAACCCAAAAAATATTCTTTTTGGTTCATTCAAAACTTGATTAAATAATGCTCTTTTTCTTGTAGCTCCTCTATTAAAAAACACAGTTGCTTTTCTATTACTATGTACTTTTCCTGTTATACTATCCATCATTTCATTTGAATATCGGAGATCTACTCTAGTTGA